ACTCTTTAGATCTCCGAATAGGCAGAAATCTGAGATAGCAAAAGGCTTTGGGGCCTTCTTGCTATCACGGTTAATGTTGGCCATCAATGCCGTGAGCTGAGCAATCGGTAGCTCAGCTAGGGCGATCTGTTCTTTCTTAATCCGCTGCAAGTGTCGCCAGGCGCCTATGACGCATTGGCGAAGCTCTCTTGCAAAGGTTCCTCGATTCCACTGCCCTGGGTATCCGTGGCAGAGATCCCAGAAGATCTGTTCCCAGTCGGTGCCCTCTTGCTTTTCCCCGCTTGCGGCTTTTTTAGGTCTTCCTCCGTGGGCGGTGCAGACTCATTGTTTTCGGCTGCTATTTCTTCCTGCGCCAGGTCCCATAAACCTTGGAACAAGGCCCGTGGCAACGCAGCGGTTTGATCCATTGACCAGCCAGGCTGAGACAGGCGGCAGCGGATCATGGCCGTTACCGTGGCTCGCATCGTGCGCTCACCGGCCATTGCGTAAACCCTGGCCACTTCCTCGATTAATGCCGAATGCTTAACCCGCAGCTCTTCTGCACGGGGTTCTAAGGCATTGCCCACCACCACGTCCTGAATTAACTGAAACGCTTCTACCAGCGTGATGTTTTCAGCTTTGGCAATGGCGTCTGCCATCTGAGCGCCTTTGGTGAAACTGCTGTCCTCAGTGGCTTGCAGGACGCTAATTTCAGCAGCTTCCCCAACCGTTAATCCACCGCGTACTTCGATTTCCAGGATGCCAGTGCTGGGTGTTCCTACCCTGCGCGTTGAAACAGCAATGGGCGGGACGACAAAAGGAAGACTCATCGAACAACCGTTGATTGCTTCAATATTCTGGCATTAGCAGCCTTTTGAAGTAACGCAAATCGGCCAGCCTGCGTTTGTAATTTTAGCTGTGCCAACAGTTGCTGAGGAGTCATGGCACCAAGTCTGACGAGGAAAAGCCTAAGGCAAGCAACGACGCCCTGCAACTAGCCTTGTCGCCCCAGTCCCAAGCGTAGAACACGTCACCTGGCGATGATTCGCCATTCTTGACCAAGTAAGCCTTGTCTTTCTTAAACGCTGAATTGGGCACCATGGACGTAGTGGTTGCCGGTTGCGTCTGTGTTACATAAAACTGTGTATCGCTTGTCAGACAGAATTCAACGCAAGGCGCCAGGAACTTGCGTGGCGCCCTTGGGTAATAGGCGGCACGCATGGCAGCGTAATCTCTAGACGCTGCCCCGGAAAGGCTTAGGTTTCCTCCTAGGTATTGAAAAACGGCAGGCGTAAAGAAGTTTCCCTTGTGATCGGCTTCATTTAGGTAACCCATGCCAAACTGCTTGGCAAGCACTTCGTTGGCTGCAGACGCTGCACCATATGCAGCCGTCCCTTCCCATACTGCATTGCTAAAGCCGTCTACTTGTTGCGTTGTAGTAGGCAACGCATAAAAATAACTTGGGTCATATGGCGGCCCTGCCGTGATATACTGCCCGCCCCCACTAGAATATGTCGTAGTCGTTTTGCTGTTTGAAGTAACTGGCGGCGAAATCCGCCGCAATAATGCCATTAAACCTGCTGGGGCGGGAATCTCCCTGACGCCATTGCTAGAAACGATGACGCAATGTGCGCTGTATTCCGCAAATTGCTCGACGTGATCAAACTCGTAAATTGTGGAGTCTTCTTGCCTTGCGTCGTACCACGTCATCCCTGTAATTGTGGCAACCGTGCTGACTTGACTACGCGGATTCACGGAGCTTTGCGACCGCCTACGGATTTTGCGAAATACGTTAAATAGCTTGAACTTGTTTTGGTGATAAACAAAAACGCAAGAACCTGGCCCTGCAGGCAAAACGTACACTTGACTTTTGTCTCCTAATATTTGCGTATAGTGCGGCACCCATGTATCTTTCTGCACAGACATCGGCGGCGCCGATGGTCCCGAGTAGAGCATGGGCGGACTGCCTGCCCCAGAAATGCTTAAGCCTGACCAGACCTGATACGAATTAACAAAAAACGAATCAGTGTAATGCAGGCCCGGAAAACCCCCAACGTCCGTGCCACTTGTTCCGCTAGCAGGCAGCGTGATGTCATTGACAACTCTTTGCCCAGGGTCGTTGATTCCTGAAATGATGACGCTTTTCTCAAATCCAGGAGTTCCAACTTCAAGCGTAATCGTTCGGTCAGCTGAATTAGCACTTGTTCTGTAAGCTACGCCAGCAACGCCGCCAGATAGATACCTGGTCGCCGTCAGGTCGCGTTGATAAAGCAACGGTTGCAATGAACGGCTAACGTTTTCCTCGTTCTTTTCTTTTGCTGTTTTATCGGCTACCTCTTTTTCTAATACCTTACGTCGCTGCTGCTCTTGATTTGCAAGACGCCCAGCCATCTGCCGATCCTTGACGCGATTTAGTAGATCATCGCCACCCGTCGTGACATTGATGAATGTTGCCATCAGTCATCTTGAATCAAAGTCAACGTATAGCTTTTGCTTTGACCAGCTGCCAACGTAATCAAGGGGCTTTCGGTTAAAGCGCTATGGAGGAACGCGCTGCCGCCAATTGCAAGGCATACGGTGTCGTAGGTAAACCCACCGCCAGTAGCTGTAAAAGTGCCACTAATGGACGGCATTTCATAGCGCCCATTACCAGTGCTGTAACTACCAGCCGGCACTGTGCCAGTGGCTGCCGCGTAACCACTGCCAGACACTTCAACAGCTTCCCATGCGGCGCGAGTTGAATCAATGGTCAACGCGCCCTTGGTGGCCAAGAACAGCTTGTAAGTCTGCCCTTCAAATACCAGCTTGGCCTGTCGCTCTAATTCCTTGGTGCTGATTGCAATGGATATTGCCATAATTATTGGATCGTGAGGACGCCGGCAGCAGGGTCAAAATCCACGGCAAAGCTTTCGCCAGCCGCCAATGTTACAGGGCTACCGTAGTCCCACCAGCCAATGAGGTCCTTGCTGGCAGCAGTGTCGTTATAGAGCACGGCATAACGGAACGGGCCAATGCTCCCTCCTGCTGCGGTCCAGGCAGGAGGATCAGACAGGACTAGGCGGTAAAGTCCGCCAGTCTGTGCGCTGCTAGTGACTGCAGCGACGGCTCCACCGGCGGCATAACCGTTGCCAGCGCCAAGCTCTGTGAGGTCAGCTTTTACCGCATTAGCTGCGATGGGAGCAGTGTTGGCAAGCATGACCTTAAGGACATCAGCGCCGAGGTCATGCTTTTTTTCTGCCAACGCTTCGACGAAACTGTTGACCTTGTTAAAAGTGGCCATGAATCAGGGTCTGTGTTCCTAGGTTCCCGCTTAGCCAATTTGTCGCACTGCCTTGCGCCACTTAGGCTCGATGGGGAAATCAGGTGAACTGCCAGCGCCTCCACAAAGCTATTGAACTTGCTAAACGCAGCCATGGGTACTGGGCTTTGGGGCTAGGGGGAACGCTGCGGTAGGTGGTGTGAAGTTTGCTGTGTACCGCGCCACACCCTTGGTGACCCTTAAATCGTCTAAATAGCCGTTGATGCTTTGAGCCCCGTTAGCTGCTGCCCCAACAGTGATGGCGGCGGTACTGTTAAAGAAGGTTGGATTGGTTGCGGGAGTTGATGTTGTTACCACGGTGCCATTAACAAACAACCTAAATGTGCCGGAACTGCGCGTAATGGCAAAGTGATGCCAAACGCTATTTGTGATAGTGAAATTGTTATCGGCTCCTACCGTGCCCGTAGCACCATTTCCTGAAGTGGAGTAGCGGAAAGCAATGGTATTATCTTGCGGTCTGATGTAAAAGCTAAATGCGTAGTTGCTGGAGTCTTGATTGCGCTGAGTCAAAATATCTTGGAAATTGACGAAAGTGTTGGAAGGTCTGTAGAACCAACACTCAATGGTAAAGTCGCCACTTCCAAAATCAAAATCATTGCTGTCGGCTATGGACAGATAATCTCCGCTGCCGTCGAACAGACCACTAGCGCCGCCGAACTTGCTTTGTGCAGTGCTGATCTTTGCATTGCCTTGTGCCGTCAGGGTTCTAGCGCTAAGGCTGTAATCAGTGAATGTTGTGCTGTTGTTGGTACCATCCATGTGCAGCAGCAGCACAACGCTGGAGGCGTAGGGATCAGTCGGCGGTGGCAACGTCAGCGTTGCAGCTTGACCAATCAGCGTAAAGGTGCCCGCTTCCGCGGTTAGCACTTTCATCAGCTTGGACCCAGCATCTGCGCCAGTGACCAAGAATGTGGTCCCGTCCGCCTGCATTGCTGTGCCTTTGAACTTGCCAGCAACTTGGCCGTCAAGCACAAAGGAACCTCCCTCAGCTGTCAACGCCGCATATGTGCGACGCTTTGTCGCGTCTTGCCCAACAACGTTGAAGGCCGTTCCTTCAATTCGCCAGACACGGTTGCCAATCGATCCAGCAGGCAACCCATCAAGAACAAAAGCGCCAACGCCAGCGCGTAGCTTGATCGGCTGCGCAGCCCCTGTCAGCACAAAGCTGCCAGCATCAGCCGCCAAGCGGTAACCAACCGCAACCCTAGTGTGCGTCACTACTGCGGCTGTTTCAGTGCTTCCGCCAATGGCATAGGCATAATCACGCGCCACCAACAGCGTCCTTGTCACGCCTCTCAGTGACACAATTTCGTTCCATGGCGGGACCACTGCGTCAACTGTTGAATCCCCCCCTGCGTCAACAGCTGGCAACGGTGGGAA